CGAGCATACTTGCCTTTCAAAGAACCCTTTGGCAATCCGAACTTCTGCTCTACCTGATGTGCTGGCTCACAAGAACGAAGCGCAATCCAAGTACAATCTCTCCAGTACTTAGCGTCTGGATCTACAAGCAAGTCTTTGTTTGATCTGTATCGGCTTCTAGCAAGCTTAGGACCTCCTCCGGGTGGCTGCTCAACCTTAACCTCAAGCAAGCCAAGCCCAGTAATGATTGCCTCAGTGATTGCCTGCCTAGCTTCGTCTTGCTTTGTCCCTTCTTGCTGAATGTAATTGCTGATCTTCTCCAGTATTAAAGCGTGATCCCTGTCGATCACTGAAGCCTTGTCATCAGCAGCCTTAACTTGATCATACTGCTGGAACAAGTTCTGAATACTCTGAAGAATAAACGGATCTTGAACCAACCCCTGATTAGCTGCCTGAACCATCCCCAAGAGGTTAGTGGCTTCTGGATTTCCAGCGTAGAAAGTATCAATACTTACTTCTGGATTAGATCGCGGGCTAACCGCAATCACTGGATTCTGATGATAGAGAACAGGACCGAACATAGCCACAGCCTCAAACAGCCTGTTCACGCTCATCTCGAACTGTGGCATCTGCACATCTGGAGACAAGAAGCCATCCTGAGAACCAGATCTAGTCCTCATCTGCGACCACATGTGATTAACTGGTCCGTCATAGAAAGACATAGCCTCATCAGCGTACTGATCAAACTTCTTCTTCCGGTCTTTCCTAGCAGCAGCGAATACTCGCTTCCATCTGTCTACAATAGGTGCAAGCGGATACTTCTGGTTCCCAGTAGTCTGGTACTCATCCATGTGGTTAGCCCTCAAGCTTTTCGATTCGTTTCTCTAGCTCTTCGATCTTTGAAGACGTACTGTCTTTCCTAAATTCCCATATAGCTCCAAGGTCGTCCAATATCGGAGCGCCCGGTGCAAGCCTTGGATCATCTCTGTGTATGCAATCTCCATATGCGTTATTCATGAATACGCAATCAATCGATCTCTCACTGATTGAAACCACAAATGCAATGGCAGCATTCCTTGATGACATTGTTCCGCGAGGGTAGATAATTACACACTCACCACGCTCAGGCTTTGGCATCCTCCACTCACCAGTGTCCACAATCTCAACTGGTTTTGGAGTAAGAAGCTCCACCAATCCTTCTTCCTTATTCTCTTTAACTAATTTTGAAACTGCTTTTTTAGCCATCGTATGTACCTTGAGGTCCAAGAATTATTGTGCTTGTTATTCCAAACGGATTCTTAGCCTCTTGCCGTTCTTTCTGTCTCTTCCTGTATGCCCTTACTCTCATCTGCCCTGCCGTCAAAGGTTTCCTCTTGCCTCTTGGCTTTATGTATGGCTCACTTACGTCTGTAAGATATGTTGCCAAATACTCAAGGCACTCGATTGCATGAGTGTTAGTTCTTCTGTTACCCGTATCTGTAACCATCCCGTTCGACTTCTTCTTCCTGAATCTCCTCATCTCCCTATCAAGATTAGGACATGCACTAAAGTCTACTAAGATTTGCGGGACTCCCGCACCCTGAACTGCCAACATTCCTCGTGTTACTTCCTCCCTATAGGCAATAACCGAACATCCGGGAATGAATCTGTTCTTTGTCTCCACGCATTTTACATCAAGAGCCTTCATTTCTCTCTCGTAGGCCTCCCTCGGAGAGACCCCCGTATCCATCGATGTTAGATTACCACCGTGAGAGTCAATCAAGAATGTCTGAAACCATGTGCCAGCAGTTGCATTGCTAATCGCCTTGGCAATCATTTTTGCCGTACACTGGCGAATGTAAATCTCACCAAACACTAAATGCCATTTTGCACTAGGAGGAGTGGCAATTAGTATTCCGGCAGCAGTGTCGTGGCCTGGGTCAATCGCAAGCCTTCTACACCAGCTTACAGGAACCTTCCTGTTAATCAGAAAATCCTTAGCCTCATGCAACTGATGACCATATCTGTCTATGTCATGCAGTGACCTGTTCCACATAGGATACATCAGAACCGAATCTGTAATCAGTTCACCTAACGCCCTCTTTCTATAGACATCATCGCCCATGCTCTTCCAACCAGCCACAGCCGCTCTCTTGGCTTCCTCTGGTAGATAAGGGTTGGATTCCATAGAGATGCGATACACAACCGTTGTTGGCTTAGGTCCTCCCCTCTGGTGTTCCTCTTCCTGCGTCTCAGCTCTCTCAGCAAATCTAGCAATCGCATCGTTGTCGTCATGCGGAAGAGCAGACCAAATCAATCGTCCGCTCCTGTCGATCAATCGACCAGCCGCCTCTTCATAATGACGTGGATCAAGAACGTCTTCGTCAATGTGTATCAGGTCAGCTTGGTATCCTTGGTCCGGCTTAGATCGTGAACTAAATGCCTTGATCTCCCATCCAGTCTTCAGGTGAATGCTTGAAAAAACATTCTTCCCCCTGTCCTTCCATACGATCTTTTCGATCATCCTTGGAGGAATCAGTGGAGGAGCTGGCTTCGCCTCTTTCTTTCTAGCAACATCCTGAGGAACCCAAGGACGATACACTCTCCAAAGATCTGTCTCTTTGTCTCTGATGATCTTGAAAGCACCTGCCTTGCATAGGTACGGATACACTACACCACCAATGTGAGACTCCTTGTATCCAACGACAGCAAGAACACCATCTCTCTTTGGATACTTGTTGTACGGGTCTTTACCCAGCACTGCCCTAGCATCTTCGATGAAAGCAGCCAAAGACTTCCCGCCTCGGTTTCCTCCCTGAAGCATACACTCAGGAGCAGTACACTTATGAAAGTCGTCCTGAGTAGGCTGAGGAACATACAGGTTAAGAGCCTCAATCCTTCGCTTCGCTATCTCACTAGCTACACGAAGAGCCTTCTTCTTGGCAAAGCTGCTCTGCCCTATGTCCTGCAATATACCACTAGGCATACCAGCAGAATCAGTCATTCTTCACCTCCACCGTTTCTGCGTCGATAACATCTCCACTCAATGTTGGTAACGCAGTCGATGGAAGATCATTGCCCTGTTGGTACTCGACGAGGTGCTGACGCATAATCTGCAAGAGATCTCTCTCTTCCATCATGTCCAGTTGCCTCTCAGCCAAGCCAAGCTTTGTCACCTTTCCAGCCAACTGCATCATCATATCGTGGATCTTTACCCTCTTCTGACTCCCCGGATCACATGCCAAGTAAGTCGCAAAGAGATGCTTCGCCCACCCATTCACGCCACCAAACGGTTTCATCATCGCCTCAAAGACTTCATTGATGTGCGGGTCGAAGCTCCCCCCCGACGATAAGTTCCCAAGAGTCTCAAGGCCTTCCTTCTCTAACTCTTGCAATCTCGCATCAAGACTGTCTTGTTTCTTTTGTTCGTTTATCTTTGCCCTGCACTCTTTGCAGGTGTCTCGATGACCATCCCACTTGCTTTCATCTTTATGAAAGTCTTCAAGAACCTTCCGAATACCACATGACGTACAGTATTTCTTCTGCTGGTCATTCACGACCGCATCGATTGCATCTTCTGTATTGTCTTGAGTATTCATGTTACACCAATAAAAAAGCGGACGAACCAATGATGCGGCTCGTCCGCTTATGCGAATCACAGTCTAAGAAGACGAGTCCTATACAGCGTCAGGAGCAAGTTCAACTTCGACCAAAGCATTTGCTACGTTGTTCGCCTTAACAACAGTTCCAAGCAATCGACCACCGTCAGTGCTGATTGCACCAGCCGCCAATCGTCCACTTGCACCAGCCTTAATCAAGGCTCCTGCTGCAAGAGTAACTGGACTGCTTGGTTGCTTGACCTTTGTTGGGCCTTTGACGATTGCGTAAAACAAGTCACCAACTGCAACAGTGCTGTCACCCAAAGCTGGGTCAACAACAAGAGCATAACGGTCGTTAGCACTCGAAAGTGCTGTAGCTGTACCAAGGCCAGCATGTCCATTTGCAACGTCAACCGCAACGATCTCGCCTGCATTGAGAGCAGCGCTATGACTGTTACGCATGATGCGAGCGACAACTCGACGACCAACTACTCGGTTGCTCATGCCCGATGCTGCTGCAACTGCATCCGTTACAGGGAACGTGTACTCTCGACCTTCAAGTGCGGTGTTAATGTTATCACCGTCATCGTTTTTGCCTCGGATGGTTTCACCCAAGCCAAAATCTGCTACTGAATCTAGCATGTGTAATTTCCTTTATACTAGGGTGAACAAGATTAGATGTCTGCGTTTGCTTTCCAGACAACAAAGTTACGAGGCGACTTGTACTTGATGTTACTCAAGGTACTAACAACAGCATTCATCGACTGGGTGTTGATGTCATACTGAGGTCCACCTTCGTCCTCAAATAGGTTCTCAGTCAAAGACATGAGTTCCATGCAGGCGAGGTTGATTCCGAATGCGTATCCAGCAGGAACTGCATTCTCGAATCCAAGCTCGATTCCATCGAATCGGAACACGTTGCGGAAACCAAGTTCAATAAGGCTTCCCGGAGCGTTCTTGACCTCAATCGTCTGACGACCATCGTTGTGGTCTTTCAGGTCGATGAACAAGCTTCGATCCATAAACACGTTGGTGATCTGACCATCGATAGTGCTGTTACGCTGAGCATGTGTGATGCCGTAACGCAAAGCCTTCTCTAAGTCTGCACCGGGATTACTTCCGTCACCGAATGCACTGCTGTCTCGCTGAACAATCAGTGGACTCCAGAAGTCGTACTGAGCATCCTGAGTGCCTTCCGGCCAAGGAATGCTTGAGTCGTCTTGCGAACCACCGTAGGTCCCAAGGACGCATGACAGTGCTGCGTAAGTTCCCGAAGGAGCCGCAACCTTGTCGGCAGCATTCTTGGAGCGAGCGCCACTACCATCGTTGTTGAGGGTCTGGCCGTTGGTCCGCGACAAGGTTTTGAAGCCATGCCAGAATCGCTCGTTCTCAGCGTCTTCACCGTCGATGTAAAACTGAGGTGCAAGTTCCTGAAGGAGAGATTCCTTCAGTCGCTCTGCAAATCCATCAAGAACCTTGATGATTGCAGACTCTCCCTTGTTCTTCTCCATCTCGCGGCGCTTGATACTGTCGGTCACTTCATAACCACGGTAATCAAGCGAAGCAGTCTTGAACAAGTTCGTTGGAGTAAAGTTACGACTGTTCTCTCCGGTAGCTCCAACAGCCTTGTGATTCTTGTAACGAATCGGCCATTGAATACCTTCACCGCCATGACCTGTGGAGATCCGACCAGCAGCCTCCATTAGAGCCATGATCTGAAAGTTTTTCTTTGCCGTGTCTTCTACTTCACGAAGAAGCTTTGGCATCGTGGTATGCAAGGACCGCGCCCAAGCAAACCGATCAAAATTCTGAAATCCACTGGGCATGACAGCCTCCATTGCAATGTGGAACTAAAAAAAAACTACTCCGTACCACTCATCATGGCGGCAAGAGTTTCCTCTCCAAACGACATTTGACGACGACCAGTTGGGTCGCCTCCACTCTCTGCTGTCACCCCATTGAAGGACGACTGCCTAGTTCTACTTGTATTTGTTCTGCCACGCATTTCTGTTCGACGCTGTTGAGCATAGTCTGACGCAGAAGCCTGTGGATGCGATGGCATGCTTTGACCCGGAACAATTCCCATAGCCATCTGTGCATACTGAAGCTGCTTCGTAACTGACGAAACACCATCTGCTGCAAATGCGTCCATGTGATCAAGAAACCGTTTTCCATTTTGACTGTAAATGTAATCACCACTCATCGGGTCGGTTAAGTAACGACCACTAGCCGGATCTCTCTGATAGAGCCAACTAGCGTTCTGATTGATGAAGTTATCAATGGTAGCGTTTTCTTGAGCCTGCGTCTGCTTTTGCTGATAGCTGCTCTCAAACTTGTCAGCAATCATCTGCTCTACACGCTGATCGACCGCTGCTGCAAACTGACGAGGATCTTGAAGAACCTCCTGCCACTGGCGAAGCTTTCTGTCGATGCCGAGTATCTTTTCACGAGTTTCGTCATCAACATGATCGGCAATAACACGATTGCCTTCGTGATCAACCTCAATGTATTGATTAGCCCAAGAAGGGTCTTGCCAACCATCAATAAGATCTGTTAGAGGATCTCGTTTTTTTGGAGGCTCAACACTAGGCTGTTGTTGAGACTGCTGATACTGCTGGCTATTATACAACTGCTGCTGATAGAATCTTAGCTGGTCGGCATAAGTGCTGACCTGCTGTTCTCTCTGGCGGTTGGATTCGATGAGTGCTTTGACTG